TTGTTAGTGTGGCAAGAAAGTGAAGACTCGCTGTAGGCGAGTCAGAAATGTAAATATCTATTTACCAAATGTCATGAATCAACTGATTTCGCGCTTAAGACTTCTACAGTAATAAGCTTCATCTTCCAGAATAAGATCCTTTTTTATTGGAACTAATTAATTATTAAGTAATTATGAATATATTATATTGCGCGTAATATAATATATTTATTATATATAAATGGTATGTTTAACACTACTGGGTAAAATGGAAAATTTGTTGAATAAAAAAGAAACTGAGCAAAAGACAGTGACTGATGCTATAGGAATAATTGCAAGAAATTTAGTAACGGCTACTACTAATGTCGAAGAAGAGGTTGTTGGCACGAATGTAATCAATAGTTCCATGATGCAAACATATTTAAAAATACCATTTAGTTCGTTAGATCCAATGACAATAACTATTAATGAAAATTATGATTATTCTAAAAAAATATACGAAGACATTGAAAACGGTGTATATAATATTATAAAAGATTATGAAGCTAAAAGAGCCCCTGGTTCAGAAGTATATAAGACTCGTTATACTTTACAGGTAGATCTATACCTGGAAGATTAATTTACAAAAATTCATATTATAAAATTTTATAATATAAATTATGTTTTACACTAACTAAATAAGTAAGATAAACCTCTAAAATTAATTACTATACGCTAATCCTCCCATACCACTCATAACACGAAGGACGTTGTAGTTAGTGGCATAGACACGGACCTTGGCAGTGCGAGTACCTTGGACAGTGGCGTTAGAAAGGACAAGTTGAAGAGTGGCGTTATCAATTCTGGAGAAATTGCAACTTCCGGAAGGCTGGTGTTCCTCAGGGCGAAGAGCGAAGGAGTAGACGTTGATACCAGTGTCTGGGTTGCGGGTGTGGTGTTGGTAAGGTTGGACAAGGTCGAAGTATGTACCTTCACGCTCGGAGAAGCGATCTTGACCATTAAGTTGGAGCTTACCAGTGACCACAGGGTTCTCACCCCAGCAATGCATGTCGATGGATGTCTCGGAAAGAACGAATGTACCGGCATCAGAGACACCAGAGTTCATGAATTCATCACCAGCATCGGGTGCGAAATTGGGGTTGGTGTATTGTCCATTGGCTTCACTCCAGTAATCACCAGAAGCACCTGTAAGATCGACGGCACCAGCATCGTTGAACATATTGTCATTGATGTAGGATTGAGTTGTTTCAGCAATAGCATCAGGTCCACCGAATGCATGGATGGCGTTGGGAAGAACGTCAATAGCATCAGTGTAGTTGAAAGGTTGTGCACCAAGAACCTTGTTAAGAGGTTGACCACACTCAAGAGATGAGCAGTAATCAACATTATTATCGGGTTGGACAACCCAGATAAGCTCCTTACAAGGGTGATTGAAGTTGAGCTTGATCTTGTTGGAAGAGGAACCAACAGATTCATCACCAGTGAACTGAAGTTGCTCAATGAGGTACTCGTGGGGGTTCTGGGCCATTCTGCGACGCTCGTCTGTGTCAAGGAAGACATAGTCGACGTAAAGAGAAGCAGCAACAAGAGATTGGTTGTATGCGGTGGTGACCTTGTTGGAACCATTGTCGCAGTGAAGAGACCCAACAGCGAATAAGCACTCATCAATAGGACGAATATCAAGATTGATCTTGACCTCGTGGTATTGAAGGGCAATAAGAGGAAGGGCAAGTCCAGGATTACGGCAGTACCAGAATTGGAAAGGCACGTAAAGAGTGGTCTCGGGAAGAGCATTACGGGGAGCACACACTTGTGTTGGGGCACCGCTCTCACAGGGTCCATCAACATTGTTGAAAGAGGGATCGGTGAGGAATGTGAGTTGAGTGGTATTACCAATCATTTGGTAGTATCCACGTTGTTGCTCGGATGTAAGGGTAAGTTGGTTCCAGATGTGCATCCAGTCGCCATATTGACGGTCAATGCGTTGGCCACCAATCTCAACCTCGACTTGAGCAATGAGTTGCTCTCCGGGGAAATCTAACCAACGAGCGTAAACACCCTCGTCATTTGCTCCATTACCTTTCATACCTTGGTTAATCTCAGGGAGAGTAACCTGTAAGTAGGTGCGGTATGCAAGATCACCATTACGGCTGATAGTACATGTGACACGGCGACCGAAATCGGCTTGACCGTTAAATGTTTGTTCAATAGATTCCATTGCGAAATTAGTATAGCGTCTATAAGACACTTTCCAGAAGGTGATTTGAGGGTTGCCAGTAAGATAAACATCTTGGGCACCGTAAGCTACAAGTTGCATTAATCCGCCTCCCATTTTTGTGTTATAATATTGCTAAAGAAAATAATTTTTCAGAAAAAAAACTAATTAATTTATGATTATGAAAATATATATTATAATCAGAAACTGTTTTCCATGAAACAAGTAAGAAAATTGGGTGAGAAATATTCTTTTTTACCACGATGCTTCTTGGAAAGTATATAATTGTGCTGTTTTTTTTCAATGGTCCATTTATTGTGTAATGATTTAAGTAAAAAATGCGATATATATGTATTTTTTTGACCTGTTGCATTAGACATAGTATTGGGCATTGCATTAGACATTGCATTGGGCCGTGTTTTATACATTTTATTTATAGTTGTTTCATCGATTAATATTTTATTGGTTCTATTTTTCAAAAGATAAATTGTACCTTGTTTTTTAATTTTATATGATTGTTCTAAATATTCTTCAATGAAATATGCCTTTTTCGAATCTTCTTCTGAAAGTTCATTCGAGTGACTTCTTTTTTCAATATTTATTTCCATTAAAAACGATCGATATATTATTTTACCATAACTAACATATTACACACTTGAATATTTAATACATAGGATGCAATATAGTTTAAACTATAATTGCGTATTTAATATAGATCATTTTTAGATATGCCTTCATTTAAGCATAAAACAAATAAGAAAATTACGCTTGATGAAAAAAGTATAGTTACGCTTGACAGCAAGCACAAAGAAATAGAGTCTGAATTTTATGATAATAATAATAAAACTATTCCTGAACTTAGGGCATTAAAGAGATATTATAAGACTCGCTTGGAAACTGAAGTTGATAAAATTATTCGCATAGAAATGAATGATCGCATAAAAGATATTACTTTAAAAATTCGCACTGAAAATAAAAAACAAAAGGATTATTATCTGCAAAACAATAATCTGATTTTCGATTATTTTGAAGCAAAAAAGGAAATTTCTACTGGAAGCGCGAGTGAAAATAAGAGCATTTTGAATGATTTCTTCAAAATAAAAGATAATGAAACCATCATAAAACAGCAATATGTGAATAATAGTGTCAAGAAATACTTGGTCAACATTGACGATGAGTTTATGGATGTAAATAATTATGTCGTGTGTAATGTGGAAACGTGTTCAGCGTGTAATAAAGGGGAGTTGATACCAGTAGATAGTGATGGTATTATGATTTGCAACGTATGTTTTAGTAATTTTCCCTACTTGATTGAAAATGAAAAAACGTCATATAAAGAGCCGCCCAAAGAGGCGTGTTTTTATGCATATAAACGTATTAATCATTTCCGGGAAATTTTGGCACAATTTCAAGCAAAAGAAACGACGCAGATTCCAGAAATAATATTCGAGGACATTAAGAATCAAATAAAAAAAGAACGTATCTCAGTGGAGCAACTTACGAATAAAAAGGCAAAGGACATTTTGAAGAAATTGGGTTATAATAAATTTTATGAACATATTCCGTTTATAAAACATAAATTAGGAATTAAACCACCCGTTATGACACAGCAACTCGAAGAAGTATTGTGTAATTTATTCATGGATATTCAAGGACCGTATGCAAAATTTTGCCCAGATGATCGTGTGAATTTTCTTAATTATTATTATACGATATATAAGCTGTGTGAATTATTAGACCAAAAACAATTTTTGCCGTATTTTCCCATGTTGAAAGATCGTGAGAAGAGAATTGAGCAAGATGATATTTGGAAGAAAATATGCGCAGAATTAGATTGGGCATTTATTCCAACAATTTAAAGTTTCGTCGTTTAGTGCAAAAACGTTGAATTTTATAACAAACGTTGAATTTTTATATATAATATTTTTATATTATATATGAATGACTTGGCCTATTCAGTACACGTATATGAACCGGAATCGGTTTTCTCGTCATGGTTGAGCCTTTCGTATATTTTACTAACTACTGGTTTATTATTTTATCACATGTCAAATCTTAAGACGATAAAGGCATCTCCTCGTGTTTCAGCAACCATTGCTATATCGTTGGTGTTAATTTCTACCATGTATATGATATATTCAGTTGGTCCTTATACATTGCGAATGAACCATGTAATACATATGTGTGAAAACGATAATAAATGTTCCAAACAACAAGTAAAGCATTTACGAATTATAAAAAATTCGTATGTTGGTCTCGGTGTTATAACATCTGTTGTTCAATTAATCATTATATACTTAATTGGCAACGAACTTTATAAAAAATTATAATTCTATCAATTCTTTATAAAAGATGGCATTGTATATTTACAGCAGATTTACAGCAGATTTACAGCATTTTATTTGGGAAGTCAACAAGATTTGCTCCAATACCAAATCCTGCTCCGGAACGAGCACCCATGGCAAGAGAAGGCACGTATGTGTCTAAAATGCTAAATGTAGCAGCGGCTGTAAGAGCAATCATAAGAATCTCTGACATATTAAGACGTTTGTTTGGGATAGCAAAGGCAGCAAGAGCAACCATGATACCTTCAATAATGTATTTAAGTGCGCGACGCAAAACATCGCCCATATTCAAGTGTAAACCGTCCATTTTATACTATATAAAAAGATTATTATTCTTATATAATTAAATTATATCTATCGATTTTGTTAAAATACTATTTCATTAAAAATCACTTAAACTAATTGCGATATTTAGTATTATATAAAATGGAAGTACCTAAACCTAAAGGAGTTCTTCTAAAAAATAATACCAACTATGTGGATTTGTTGGATGAGGATAAACCAATTGCTGGGCAGAAGTTCGCATGTTTATCATTTATTTCACCGGAAGATATCATTAAGCAGCGAGAAATGTTTTTTTTTGAGAATTTTGTAAAGCATTGGGATTTTCACAAGTCGATGGATAAATATAGACAATTTATGAGCTTTTTGAGTTTTAAATACAAGATTGATTTTGATAAAGTGACTGCCGACTTGAATGAGTTTTGTGAGACTGAGCGGGACAAGCTTATAAACACGACATTTATTGATGAATATAAAACGTTTGTGGATGCAAAGGAGGAGGAATTGAGTGCGGAATTTGATAAGCGCCACGAATTTCAGACAAGCATTCGCGGAATTAAAGTTCGTGGCGTGTTTCCATCACAAGAGGAGGCGGAACTAAGGTGTAAGTTTTTACGCAATGCTGATCCCAACCACGACGTGTATGTCGGTGAAGTAGGTCTATGGATGCCTTTCCATCCAGAGGCATACAAGACTGGTCGCGTAGAATACATGGAGGATACATTGAATCAATTGATGAGTGAGAAGAAGACCAATGAAGCGGAAGCCAAAGTGGAATTCGATAAACGAGTCAGAGAGACCAAGGAGAAGGCAATTCTTGATAATATTAACAAGGCAGAGGCGTCGGGAAACAAGCTCACGCAGACAATTAATGACCAAGGAAATCTGGTAAATGTTGCAACCGCGGATGGTGCATCAAGCACGTTCGGAATTCCATCCAAGGAGGATTCAATTTTAACAAGTGATGATATTCATAATTCAATATTCGAGGTCGATAATGTTATTACAGATAATAATAATAATGACCATGGATTGTCTTCCATGTCGAAATCAGAAGTGCTAAATGTATCTCCGAGTACGAGCACTGACATGGATGTGGCTGCAGATGATGATGCAATGGAAGTGGGTTCAGTTGATTAATATATATATTCATATAAACATGAAATAATGCTTATATGAAATGATTACCAAGTATTTTTGCGCACATTTATTTTTGGACCAGCACCCTTTTTTTTCGACGAGGTAGGATCATATGGGTCGTCATCGTCATCATCAGAATCCAATCCCTTTGATATTTCCCAAAATTCATTCGACCCGAGTCTAAAACTTTTATGACTTTGTGCTTTATACCAATAAATTTGATCCTGTAATTTATTCGATTTGCAATTATTGTCAATTACCAGACATTCAAAATTTTCGGTACATTGATCCATTACTTGAGAAAATGATTCATATGTGGGAAACATACCTGCATAATTTTCCCATATTCGTCTTCTATTCGCAATATAAGGTTCTCTCAAAATAAAAACATAATCAATATTCGTTCTTAGATTAGGTGGGATACCTAACGGATATTGCATCGTGATAACAAGCATTATTTTCCAATGACGCCCATTCATAAAAAGTAGTCTCATCATTTTGTCTTTTGCCCATTTATTATCATATAAACAATCATCCAATATAACAAATGCTCTTGGGTCAATATTCGATTTTTTATAGGCTTCCTTCTCTTTTTTAACTTGCTTCAAAACACTTTTTTGTCGCTTCAATATATTCTCGATAATTGCAGTATTGTATTCATCGTGAATAAACAATTTCGGTACATGATCGCTAAAAAAACCATTGCCTGCTTCAGTTCCAGATATAACTGTACCTATGGGAATATCTTGATGATAATAGAGAAGATCCCTCACTAAGAAACTTTTGCCCGTATCACGTCGACCTATCAATACAATAACAGGCCCCTTGTTTTCATCGGGGTGAAAGCTAATATTTTTCATATCAAATTTTTTCAAATCCAGAGTCATTCTTTTGCTAAACGGAGACACAATTTTAATAATCATAAAACGCAATATTACTAAAATATTCATCCAGATAATAATTACTCTAATTTTAGCATTAATTTTAGCATTAATTTTAGCTTTAATTTTAGCATTATTTCAGCTTTAATTTTAGGTTTAATCGGCTATAATTTTTCATGCTATTAAAGTAATGACTTTTTCAATTTACTATAGGAAGAAGAAAAACCAACACCTTTTCCAATCTTTAGAGAAATCTGACTTAGGATTAACAAAAATGCAAAACTATATACCCATATATGACCGATTCTTCTCACTTAACGAGACAAATAAAAATCTAATTAATTTAAATTCACATAATTATATTACACATTTTCATAAAACGATTGACAATCATATTATTCATGCGAAAATCATGAATTCAAAAACAGAAAAGGATAAAGATTGTGAAATTTTCATTAAATATGGTCCACTATTGGATCCATTAAAATACTTGGCTGGGAAATATGTAGGTGAAGACATATCTACTTTGCCAAGTGTTGAAACCAATAGTGAAATCGATAAAATAAACGACCATAATAACTCGGCATATGTAGATTCTTTTATGACATACCTAACCAGCAATTTACTTCACCATAATAGTTTTTTTCATGGACTGGACTTTTATGGAAGTTTTCTTGGGATAAAGAAGGGATTCGAGTATGATATAGTCGATGATATGGAGGCCATTCACAACAATAGTTTTTTTCATAAAAATAACAAAAAATTATTTGATCTACCCGACAATATTGATACCAATTATTTTGATAATTCTTCTCGCAACTATAAAAATCGATTAACTATTGGTGATTGTGATTCAGTGTTAAGTATATCGTCTTTTGAAAGTGATGTATTGGATGTGTTTAAAACCGTAAAACCGTCAGGTGTTATTGAACCTTCTCCTATTATAAGCGAGGAGTATGAAAATATTTATGAATCAGAACAAAACGTTTTCAAAATTAAAAGTGAAGGCTGTGATGATGATGACGATTCGTCATCCACCTCGTCCACATCTATAAACGATGATTCTGATAATATGGATGGATATGAAGAAAACGATTGTTCGGATGACGAATATACGGATTGTAGTTCAAGTTCGGGAGACGATGACCCATTAATTGTGCGCATTAATGAATTTCCATGCCAAGCTATATTTTTAGAAAAATGCCACGATACATTGGATACACTTATGATGTCTGGCGATTTAAGCGAACCTGAGTGGATATCGGTATTATTTCAAATAAATATAATGTTATACACATATCAGAAATGTTTTCAAATGACACACAATGATTTACACACGAATAATGTCATGTATATTAATACCGAAAAGAAGTTTTTGTATTATTGTGTCGAAGGCGTTCATTATAAAGTCCCAACTTATGGAAGAATATATAAGATTATCGATTTTGGGCGAGCTATTTACAAGTTCGAAGACAAAATAATATGCAGTGATAGTTATCACCCAGACGGAGATGCTGCGACTCAATACAACTGTGAGCCATATTTTAATAAGAATAAACCTCGATTGGACCCTAATATGAGTTTTGATTTATCGCGTCTCGCGTGTAGTATTTTTGACTTTTTCATCGAAGATATGGATGATGTGGATAAAATCAAGAAGATGAGTCCCACTTTTTCTATTATAAATGATTGGGTTACTGATGACAAGGGAAGAAATATATTATATAAGCAGGGAGGTGAAGAGAGATATCCTGATTTTAAATTATATAAAATGATTGCGAGGACAGTACATAATCATTGCCCAAAAGATCAGTTTACGCGCCCTCAATTTGAAAAATTTAAAATCGCGAAAAAGAAAATTAACAAAAAATCAAATATTATGAATATCGATAAAATGCCTGTTTATTACAAGTGATGTTGAGTTATTTCATATACGACGAGGAGTGATTTCATATACGACGAGGAGTTATTTCATATACGATATTATATAATATTTTGTATATGAAAATTTATTTCAAGTGTGGTTTACACCATTTAATATTTAAAAATCTGGCTTGTTTACAAAGGCATTTGTTGCTGTGTGGCCGATTGATGGGAAAAATTGTCCATAAATCATTGCACCAATAATATAGCATACATATACAATTACCGAGTCCTTAACAATATGCTTTAATGGCTTCTCAGTAGTTTCCTCGTTGACAAACTTTAATTCGATCATTTTGATCGCGAAAAACATCATCGCAACTAAAATGGCATTAGTGTAAATGGATTCCATAATAATAAATCATTAAATTATATTATTATGCGTTTAACGAATTTATGTGTTTATTGAATTATGCTAAAGGCAAAATCTCGATTTCATCCCAAACGCCTTCCTTTTTTAATTCGGTTGGTCCTGGAATAACAGAATGTACGTCTAACTCTGTTAAATCAATATCATTTCCAATTTTAATCTTTTCGTCTTCATTTTCTTCGGACTCATCTTCCTTTCTTCGTTGATTATTTTCTAAACTTATCTTTTCTAAATTGGCAACTGATTTTGGAACAATATTCGTCGACACATTTTTTTCAGAATCAATTGTATTATCTATATCTGAGAATTGTATTTTTTGTGAATCTGGTGTAGGTTTTGCTACATCAGTTGTGATTGTTGCGGCAGATGTGCTTGCTCTTGCTGCGTCAGTAGTGCTTGCTGCGGTAGTAGTGCTTGCCGCTTCAGTA